TAAGAATTTATTATTAATTGAGTCTAAAGGTGACTCTATTGTTGCTAGTGCTTGGCTTGTGATACTTGCTGTTTCTTCCGCTACTTTCTTTCTTTCCTCTAGTAAGGCTTGTTCTTGTGCCATTACAAAGTCTATATCTTCACTGAAGCCTTGTAAGTCTATATCAAAGGATGTGTCACCACCTGCCTCAGTTTGAATTTTGCTTAGGTCTACCGTCTCTTCTTTTAGCCTTTCTAGCTTTCTAATTAAAGAAGTTATTTGAAATTCTTGTTCTTTTATCTTAGCATTATAATTGGTGGTGCTTTCAAATAGTCCTACACCTTCATTTATATTGTCTCTATAAGCGTCTTTTAATTGATTTAATTCTCTAGTTGCGTCTTCTATAGTATTAAGTCTATGTATGTCGTGTACGTTTTCTATATTGTAGGAATAGTCTTTGAGTTTTATATTAAGATTGTCAAGTACTCCGCTAAAGCCAGTAAACATATCCGACAAGCCCTCTGAAGCTCCTATTAGTTCATCTACGTTCCCTATCAATAATAACATAGAGTTATCGACTTGCGTTAAACTTTGGTCTACAGTTTTGTTAATCTTTCCAAATTCTTCATTAACTGCGCCAGCTTGTGACTTTAGAGCGTCTATTATTATCTTAGTAGACAACTCTCCTTCTTCTGCTAGTTTTTTAAACTCTTTTGAGCTTTTCCCTGTACCCTCTAAAAGTGCTTGATAAAGTCTTGGTGTTTGTTCACGAATTGAAGCAAGTTCTTGCCCTACGGCTTGAAAATCTGCACTAAAAGCTTGTCCAAGTTGGATTATTGAAGCGTTCATACTCTCAGCTGTACCACCACTAATAATCATTGATTTGTTAATAGTTTCAGTTAGCGACAATACTTCTTTTTGTGAAACTTCATAATCTCTTACACTTCTAGTTACGCGTTCATATAAATCTACTGTGCTTGTGAATTGTGTTCTTGTTTTTTGAGATATTGAAAACAGTTCATTTTGAGCGATAGTCAATTCTTTTGTTGAATCTGTAGCTAGTTGAAGCTTACTATTAACTAAAGTCATAGCGTCTGCATATTTTATGTATTCTCTTACTAAGAGACTACCTGCAACTGCTGACATTATAGTAGGGAGTGAAGTTAAGCTAGTTGCAAGGTTTTTGCTAGATTTAGTTAATCTATCAGTAGCACGCTCAGTCTTAGCACCTTGCTTTTCCATCTTATTTAAAGAGTCAGTCGCACGTTTTACATCCCCAGTTTTAACACTTATTGCGAGTTGTGCTACATTAGTTGCCATGCTACGACCTTTTATTTTGTTGTAGCATTATAACATAAAGTTACTTATTTAAAAATACCTATTTACTTTATGAGTTAATTTCCATGAAGTATGTAAACTCATCAGTTTCCAAGTAAGGTGGTGTAGCTTGTTTGTCTTTTTTTTGAAGCTCTGATATATAGCTTATACTTATTTGTCTTAGAGCGTCTAGCTCCCATGTTGTAAAGTTCAGCTTATACAATCTACAGTAAGCGTCTATCTCTAAGAATGTTATAGGGAGCTTATCGCCCATTGAACTATATCCGCCATACCCTAACTTATCTATATGATTTAAGAGATATTCTTTATCTAAGATTTTAGGGTACTTAATAGCTTTTTTATTTTTAACTGCATTGTGCCTAGATTTTTCACTATCTTTAGGTACTACAGAATAAAAAGCTATTTGTTTAGCGTGTAAGCATAAGCTGTCTAAGACTTTTTTAGATAATTCTCTCTGTCTTTAATAAAGATATTAATCTGAGTTTTGATAACTGGGTAACGCTTCAGTAGCTTGTGTGTGTTCTCTTTAGTAAAAGGCATATCTATACCGTTATCGTCTTTAATATTTACCCATTTTTCAACACATGGAACTAAAAGTGTCAAATCTTCTGTCATCCCATCCTCAACCCATTTATCGCGAGCCTTACTAAAAACATCGCTGTCCGCACCGTATATATATAGCTTTGGTTTTTGAGCCTCTTCATCTGTTAATGGTTTCCCGTGTAAGTCTAGGACTTCCATTTCCACCGCTTCTGTCGTTATGTCAATTTTGCTTAGTAAATTCAATTACAATCCTTTTTTTAAATTTAAGATGTGTAATTATAACATAAGTTTAACTATTTTGATTATTTTATTGAGAGGGTATAGCCCAAAAGAGGGCTATATTTTACACGTCTGTTGCTGCAATTTCCGCAATTAGCGTGGTAGGTTGAATAGTAGTTTCATACATAACTGCTGAACCTTGTTCATACATTTTGTCATTTTTAGTAACAAAACCAGTCCAAGTTTCATAAGTTGGTGATACTACGCCATCGTCTGTAAGTTTTCTGATAAACACTCTTTTTTCATTGTTCAAGAAGATTGTTTTTAAGTCATCTTGACCTGCTGTATCTTTTGCATTAAAAAGCACTGAAAAGTCAATAGGTGCAACACTAATCGTACCTGCTGAATAAGCAACATCATTCTTATCTATTACAGTGTGTTCTGTTGTAGATTTAGTCATAGATGAGTTACCCATGTTTTTAATCCCGATAAGTTCTTTACCGCCTGTTATTGCTGTTGCAATTTCCGCTGGTGTAGTAACCGCAGTCCCGTCCGCACACACGTATAATTTCGTGAGTTGTACGTCTGAATAATCTAAAGCCATTGTAAGCTCCTTTTATATTTTAGTTGTTTTGTATGGTATAGACACCGCACCAATAAATCTATCATTAGCAGGTTCTAGCATTGTAAAATACGGCTGATTTAAAATAGTAACTTTAGTATCAGTCTGTATCAACTTTTGACCTACAAAGTGGTCTATAATTTCTTGAGCCTTTGTTTCTAGTTGTATCGTTCCCTGCTCAGATGGGAACAATAATGTGATTTGAAATATTCCTACACCTTCAGCGTCCATTGTGTCTAGTGCCATATTGTCGTTGCGACCTCTTAAAAGATATGCTTTATAATATGGTACGCTTAACGCTGGTGCTGTAAATGTATCGTTTTCCCAGTCCACGCTAGTAGCCGAGACTACACCTATGAGTCTAGTTTGTAAAGCTAGTCTAGTGTTTAGCATTATAACTTCCTCGCTTGTTCATCTAAATGTTTTTGCCAACGAATGACATTTATTCTAACCATACCCGCAGGTGCTTTAGCTGAAAAGCCTGTAGCGGTTTTTAAACGCCCAAACTCTATAGCTTCAGCATAAGGTAAGTTATTAGTTAAAGTAAGAGTATCACCCGCTCTAACCGTATTAAATTCTTGCGTTATCTTGGCTTTACTCTGTGCTGAGTGTGAGCCTTTACGTGTTTTATCTATATCTAACACGGAAGTATCTGCAAACTTATTAACAGCTGGTTGCCAGTTGCCTTTTAAGCGACCTTGTGCAACGGGAGTGTCTCTTATAATATCAGTAAATAAACCAATACTAGCTTTTTTAGTGACTGACACCATCTTGCTTTCAGATAAATCTGCAAACTTCGATAAGTCTAAAGCAAAACTTCCCATATTAACTCGTTACACTACAAATAAATTGATGAAGAAACATTACATTTCCAGTCTCATAACCCATATCTAAATCTACCATATAGGTTGTCCCATTGTAAGTAATAGTTTCACCTTGTTCATCAAAACTTACACCATAATCTAGCAACTGTTGTCCTGCAACTAAAAACACTCTTTGTTTAGCATTTGCAATTCCAGAACTTACCCAACCCTCTTTAACTTTTAAAGGGATTATAAAAATATCAAAATCTTTAGTAACTGCAGGAGTGATAACATTATTAAAGTCATCCTTTACCGCAGGGGTTACTATATCATTCCAAACTGCTAAACCACCAGCTTCTTTCAACTCTTTATAAGCGTCTTCTAAAGCTTTTTTGTCTTCGCTATTTGGCATGATTAAGACCTTGTAACTTTTACAGTATTTGAGTTGCTGTTTAGTAGGTATTCACTTAGTAAGTCATAGACTTTTGTGTATTGAGTTGTCTGGTCGCTATACTCTGCATATGTTGTCTCAATGACTGCGACTTTTTTCTTAATAACACGCTGTTCTATGTCTGTAATAAGTTCACCGCTATTAGCTTTTAAAGCCAATTCGCAACACGCTTTTTTTAGACGGTCTGGAACTCCAACATCTACTGAATCAATAACTCTTGGAAATTCTAAAGCTTGGGTTGTTGTCAAACGCTCACCTTGCCACTTTCCGTAATACACTGTTTCTATATAGTCTGTTGCTTTGATGAGTAGTGCGTCTTTATTTGTGAGGGAAGCCCATTCTGCTATATCTCTATCGAGAAAATAAGCGTCCGCATAACTAGAATCTATATAAGAGTTCGCTGTTGCTATTCCTGTTCCATCTTCTACTATAAGTGCCAAAACAACCTCCATTTCTAATTGGATAATGCCATATCCTTGCGATATTATACCATAATTACTATTCTATATATTTCCATACGAAACCGCCTGCAAATTTAAATTTTCCTCGACAAACCATAGAAATACTTTTTCTTTGAACTCCTGTTTGTCTTGAAGCTTCAATAGTAGACATGAAAGATTTTATAAACTTTTTTTCTTTTGTGTACATTGCTACTGGCTTTCTCTTAGAGCTAGTGCCTAATAATCCTATTCTTTTATGAAAGCAAGCTTTTTTCCTGTTCTCTTCCCATGTCATGATTTGAATGTTATCTAGAGTATAATGCTTTTTATCATCCAACCTGTCAACGCTGGGTTTTAGTTTTTCTTTATAGCCACAATTTGCCCAATTATTATATAGTAAGTTAAACAGCCAATCTTTTAACAGCCATTCGGATAATTGTTTATTTGAATATGACGGTTGGGGGTGTCCTCTTTCTCTTGAGTTCGCTTTTTGTTTGCCATATATGTCAGTTATTACGCCTTGTTTTGTTTTCTTATTTTTATAGGATTTGGTTTTTACACATTCTTTACAAGCGTTTTTATATTTATTTGTATCATTACGATAATAAAACTCTGATAATTCTTTTTCTATATTACATTTAGTGCATATTTTTGTTTGGGGATTATTCATTGAGGTTTCCTATTAAGTCGTTTTTCCGATTTGTCGCTATTAAAGTGTGACAACCCTTGCAAAAGTTGTCACTCCACGACTAAATGGATATGGCATTATAACATTTAGTTTTTTAAAGTCTTATTAGCTTCCAATAGTAGGTATCATTTTAGTTACCTACTTTTGCTTTTATAGCATTAACTGTTTTTGTTTTAGTAGTAAAAGGTATATCAAGATAGTGAGCTAACTCTTCAATCTTATCATCCTTAAGGCTACTTAAATTTTTAAACAGTTTGTTTGCTTCT